TGCTCGGTCAGTTCCCCAGCTGCCATGAGAGTGCCTCCGTCGGCGTATCGATCTTGTCGAAAATAACACCATCGACATTGAAGTCGAGCAGAATCGAACCTTCACGACCGTTCACGAAATCTCGAGCTCGATCGTTGTCATCAAAGACGCCGAAATCGATGTAATTGTCAGTTGAACCATCTGGCATGAGAATCCAGCCGACCACAGCACCGGCCTTAGAACGAGGAATTCCCAGCATGTCGTAAACTTCGTTGAGCATCACATGACCGCGAGCCTTCAACAGATCGTTCGCGTAGTTCTGCTGACAACGAATGAAGAGGAAGTTGTACTCCGGATCCTTCGACCAAGATGAGCAAAGCTGATCGAAGAATCTTGCATAGGCCGATGGTTCGCCTGAAGCAACGCGAACGACCTCCACCTTCTGGCCACTCGCTTCATCCTCGATCTCGACGACCTCGGTCCCATAGCGAAGATGACGATCTTCCTCTTCGCCATACTTCTCGACCACACGAGCGCGATACTCGTTGTAGCTCTTCTCCAGAGCAGCGTAGGCCGCTGTGAGAGCTGCATTGCGCTTGCTGAGAAGATTGTGAGACTGTGTCAGAGCAGCAATTGAAGCCCCGCCCAGAATGACGGCAGGACCGTAGAGCCTGACAATATTCATGCTCGTCTGCACATAGATCAGCGAAACGTCCTTCTGGCGATCCTTTTCGCTATATTCTCTGTGCTCGATGCTCTTTGCGATCTTCACATCGTTCTGCGTCTTTTCCAGAAGCTCATCCATCTTCAGAGTGGCCCGGCAAGCGAGAACGGTGCTTCCGATCATTCCGACAATTCCTGCGCCAAACAGGATCTGCGGTGAATTCTTTTGACTGAGCAGAGCGGTATGAGCCACCTTTCTGCTCACCGCTTCTGGTACAAGCTTCATGACTCTCCTTAAAATAGTGTACCTTGATCTGGCGGCTTTGGTTCGTCTTCTTCTTTGGCTTTCTTTTCCTGATCCTTCATATAGATTGCATAGACCTGTTCTTTGGACATTCTGTCCACCTGCAAGGCCCAACCTCTATTCGGATACAACGCTTTCACGTAATTGCGGATTGGGTCGTTCTGAGACATCTTCGATCTCAGTCAAGGGGGTGAGGCTCTGGTAGATCCAAGAGGAAACCGCCACGAACTCGGGAAACTCCCGCCCCCCGAAGATCCGTCCAACCCCACTTATGATCAGTGTGGGCGCTAGCGAGCCCAACCAGCTCGTATAGGTCTGCAACTGTCGCTGATTCATATCGACTCACCAAATCAAATAGACGATCAATAACTTCTTCGGCTTCGATACGAGACTGCAAGACAATCTCATCAAAGTCGTGACGAGCACGAGCCTGACGACTCATCGCTCTTTGAGGACCTGATTGCCTCATCCTGTGATACTGAATGAGACCAGTAGGCCCGGTCTGAGGCGGAGTGGAACCTCCTCTACGACGAGAATCTCCAAAGACCAGTCTTTCAATGCCTTGAGCTCCAGCTTCGACAAGCATGTCTTTCGCTGCTGGAACAAGCACGTCGAACATCACATATCGAAGTGCGGTCTTGGCATCGCCCACGATGAACGTTTCCTTGAACTGCTTTCCAAGGGACTTCTTCTTTCGAACCGCTTCACCAGAAGTGACACGCTCGATCTTCTTGGGCTCCGGAGGAATTCTCTTACTCGCTTCGCTGTTAGGCGGATAATTCGGAATTTCTGTCATAGCTTCCTTATTCCGGAGAAAAGAAAAAACTAAGAACCCGTGTGGATTCTTAGCTTTCTATTTACTCCTCTGTGGCGGTCTTAGCGGCCTTCCGGTTCTCCCACCAAGCCTCAACAGCATCCACCTTGGCGTTGACGTGCTTCGACCCGGCCTCAGCGACCATCGATCCGATCACAACACTTCCTGCCCAAACCTTGGCGGCATCCGTCGTGGTTTCGACAGTTGTGTTGTTCGTAATGATGTCATTGACGACCTTGGAAACACCAGCACCTGCGGCGAAGTTGATGACGAGCTTGGCAATAGCGAACTTGTCAGACATAATAACTCCTCAAAAGTAGTGGTCTTTTATCTCATCCTAGTGCATGTTTTTCCTGCGAGGGGGCACGCCTTCACCCCCTCACAAGGTCATGTCATCTCGATAGTTACCTCGCCACGAGCAATTTTGGCGCTGAGTTCCCGGTATTCTTCGGTCGACATCTCTATGAGTTCGGTTCTGCTTACCGTTCGCTTCTCGACAGGCTCTGGGACAGTCTGGACAGGCGGAATATCAGGCTTTCCAGCATCGCTGTTGCGAGTGAGCTCAGCAGCCTCTTCTGCCATTCCCGCAGGAATGACTCCATTGATGAACTTGATTGCTGCATCTGTGTCTGTCACCAACTCCATAAATAGCGTAGAGTAAGCTTCGGTAGATTCGAACTCCTCCCGCAATGTCTGATTTTTGATAAAACGCTTCCCGTCAGGAGATCTTTGACCGTATGCAGTCAGAATGATATTCTTGAATTCCGCGACGATCTCCTTGCCATCATCCGTGGCAATAATCCTCTGCAAAGCCTCGGACAGACCACCCTTGTGACTCAGCTCGAGCTCAACCAGCTCAGCTTTGGAGAGATGAAAGAAGAAGTCCTCCGTAACGGAATCGCCGTTGAAGTCTTCGTACGTGATCGTCTTTTTGAGCAATTACTTGTTCTCCTGAATTTGAAACACGCAGAACTTCTTTTCAGTTGTTGGAGGATCGACCATGAACCGGACTTCACCCATGTCCCATCCCCGATACCGAGCATCATCACTTGGAGGCCCGGCAGCTTGACCGCGACGATGCAGGAGCTCAGTGAAAGCCTCCTGCTCGTCATCGGTGAACAGAACGTAACGTCGTTCTATCAATACAGCCTCCCGTAGTCGGCGATAGGCAGAAAGTGGAAGTCGATTGCGATGCATGGCCTCTGATCCGATGACATCACTGTGGAGAACTTCACCTCGCACAGATTGTTCGTGTTCCAGCCCACGGTCTCAGAATATGGCGTAGGCGGCAAGCCGATCTCATCGTAAAACTGGCTCAGACTCGCGTACATGTGATTCAAGATCTCATAGTTGATCTTGTTCTCGGCCTTCCGGATGGTCTCGACGTTGCTCTGGAAATATCGCCCAGTGAGCTGATCGAAGCAGAGAACGTCTCCGGTTCCGGCAAGAATGATCTCACGCGTGTTGAGCGGAGTCTGATTGACCCGATCCTGTGCGAGTTCGTCGCGGACCGCCATCTCCTTGCTCTCGCCGATCTTCTCGACAACCTTGGCCTTGTACTCTTGTAGGGCTCGCTCCGAAATGCCTGAGGCCACGGTCAGTGCGGCAATCTTCTTCGAGGCCACCTGATTCGCCATGACGATGCTGGTGATCGTGGTTGCGCCCACTGAAACCGGTGTGATGTAGAGAGGCCAGACTGCCCTGACCTTTTGCTTCATGGAGAGCTCGCGATTCATCCGGGGATCGGCGACATCGTCCGGATGCTGAGCCTTCAACAGCTTCTCCTCGCGCTTGAGGATCTCGGCCGCCTTGAATGATGCGCGACCGGTCAAATATGCGGTCGTCACGACACCTGTGACGCCCATGGCGGTCAGGATGCTGGAGTGATTCTCGCTTGCCAGAACCTTGCCCTTGTTAAAGAGTTCGTGAAGCGTCACGGATTCGCCTTTCTAGATTGTCCATAGCCTGCTTGTCGCTTGTGGCCACGGATATACATTCAACAATTTTGACGTCCGGTAGAACAATTCGGACAAAGCGCAGGAAACGTTCCTCCCGCCGGTGATACAGCTTTCGCTGGATTGCGTTATCGATCTGCTCAGTGACCTTGTACAGAATGAGCCACCCGAACAAACCAACAAGGATCCACAGAACAGTTGTCATCGATTGCGCATCTCCCTAATGAAGATCCAGATCAGCCAGAAACCTCCCGTGATGATGGTCATGAAGATGTCGCCAATGAAGTTCCAGAATCCATAGCGACGACGAACGATATAGACTTTGTCCATCGTTAACCTTTCTGATAGAAAAAGAAAGTGAGAGGAATCTCTTCAGTACCGAACAATTACGGTTCCGAAGTGGTGCCGAACAATTACGGCTCCTAGATCCCTCTCATTATACTACATGTTTTTTCTGCGAATTCAGCCAGTCGTGCCAAGACCAATGATCTCATAATGCTTACCGTAAATATCCTCATATCCCGGTCGTCCATTGAGATGCTTAGACATTATCGAAGGATTGACACCCGCACTAGCTGCGGCAGCTTTGACTGATTCCATAAGATCATCATTCTCGAGACATTTAACAATCTTACGAGCGTATCCTCCGAAATTCACAACACTTGAATTGTCGTTGTTAAACACTGGTGCTACAGTATTGACGATTTGTGCAGGAGGGGCAAAGCCAGTAACAAGCTGACGGACCGTGCTGCCGACGAAATATGCACCCATCAGAACAAGTCCTGCCTGAACAACCTTGCCTAGAGCCTCATCAAGATCAATTCGAACTGATTCAGCATTCTCGACGTCATCATCTTTGACCATCTTGACTATGAACGACTTACCTTTGAAAAACACAATGGCTCCTTTCAGAGCATAGGAAAAATAAAATGAGAGAAGACGCCGTAGCATCTCGATGGTTTGTACCCATCCGGAACATATTCATTCCCTCTCATCTTAATCCATGTTTTTCTCGCGAGGACAAAAATAAGAGCCCTTGTTAGGGGCCCCTATTTTAAAGATGTGGATCTTTGAATGGGGCGATGTAAAAGCTTCCGGTTCCAGAAGGAGTATCAAGTAACATTGTACTCTTAGTTTCTTGCATCCACTTCAGTTCTTCAGGAAGAACTTTCAGTGATATATATGGATCAGCTTGCTTAGCGTATCTATACATCACAGTAGTTCCAACAGCAAAACCAGTGAAAGCGATCAAACTAGATTTATGATCTTGAACAAACTTCTTTGTACGGAAAAACTTATCTTTCATAGCTTCCTTTCAATAGGGTATATCTCATTATAAGCGATGTAATATCTGCGACTTTCTACCAAAATTTCCCCGCGGGGTTTTTTCAGGATCGAAAAAAAATTAGTCCATGTAAAAAACAAAAATATGAAAGGCCCCAAACGGGGCCCTCCATATCTTAGCTTACTTCTAAGACTATCTGCTTGGTCTCACCAGCTGCATGGCTCTTGACGTGATGACATTCACATGCTCGTGCCGGATAATCAAGACGATCCCCAGAAGATTCGCTCCGGTTATAAGCAATGTATCCTTACTCACTCGTGAAGGCTTTTCTGCTTCCCTCATTTTGTGCAGCGTGGAAATATGGCTCAATATCGTGGCATAATCCTCTGAAGTTATCTCTTCTTTATCCAGCGCGTTCATTGCTCTGTCTATCGCGCGCTCGAGCTGAGTTGGCTCTTTTGGCATGATAACTCCTTCGTAGGCTATCTCATTATACGCAATGTTTTCACTGCGAAGAGACAACCTTGAAGACAACTTCCTTCTTTGTCTCCAGTTCCTCAGGGTCATCATCAAGTTCAAGCAAATATAACGTCTTATCAACGCCCTTGGTCACATTGATTGTGCCACTGTAGGAATATCTACTGTACAACCACGTCTTCATGCCGAATCCTGCGAATACACCAGCATAAAAGATGAGAATGAATAGTAGAATCTCCATAGCCGCTCCCTCTAGCCCAGCATTGCTACTGTTGGATAAGCTCTTTCTCCATTCTCATCCTCAGCACGAATATACTCGGTTACTCGAGAAGTTGAGACCACGCCACTATTTCCCTGTACTTCAATGACGTCTCCTAGGTTGTAATGCACACCATACTTGAATTGATTCTGTGGAACGATCTCACCATCCACAGTTTTGATGTATGGATGATTGGTGTTTGCATCATGAGCTCTTGTGTTCAGAATAGCAAGCAGATTGGCTGCACTTCCACCAACCATGTCCGTAGTGACATCTTCCGTAAATATAAGTTGTGCACGTAGATCAAATCCCGTGTACTGATCTCCAGATAGCGCATCCCTCCCAGGAGTGGTCGCCAATCCGCCTGGATTCGATGGCGCAAACGCATATGTCAGCGTCTTGAACGAAGCGATTGACTGAAGCTCTTTGATACTGGCCAAAGAGTCCATCTGAGGAGAAAATCGTACTATGGGATTGACATTCTGTCCACTGGTATGATCCAGACCACGATAACTCCGAAATCCGAGGGTAAAATCGGTATCGGTAACGGACTCAAGAGTGATTTGCATCCCAACTTGATACGTTGTGGCAATTTCTCGCATAGCATCGTAGACTGGTCCATAGGGAATGCCAACTTTGACCGAAGCACCAGTTTTATCGTAGTCCTTCAGTCCTAGTCCAGGAATAGCTAAAGATTGTGGATTAGTGACACCTGTCGGATAAGTTCCGTTCAAATATGGACTACCTGTAACACACATGTAATAAACAATAGCCCATAGCAACCATCCTGGTACTCCTTCGAGATACCAATATCGATCTTCGTGTGCAGCAGAGACACGAATGAATCGATTATTGAGGAACATTAGGAGCGATGATCCGACAACCTTCAGTTTATCCTTCTCTATGGTCGCCGTATCGATGATCATGATCTCATCTGATCCCTCGAGACCAATGAACGTGCCAGGAGTCAGCTTCTTGAACATCTCCAGTGTTCCTGGAACGACCAGCTCAACTTCGCTGTCACCATAATATCGTTCGGTCCAGATACAGGAGAGAAAGTTGTCGATCACATCCTGCTCAATGAATTTCCGATTCAGGGTGAAAGGTTCCACTCAGAGACCCCCGAATCGCTCATAATATGTGAGCTCCCAGTCCTGAAGACCCGCATCCGTGATGACAGAGAATTCGTTCACGCCAGGTTCCAGAACTGGCCAGGATGAACCCTCTTGAATCTTTGAGAGAAGATTCGTGACGATACCACTGCTCGTATCGACATTTTGGACGTACTTCTGCCTGGGAAGAGAATTCATCTCGAAATATAGAGCAGAATTCACCTGTGCAGCTACATTGAAATACTGTACTGATGGGTCTCCGATTTGAATTCCGATGTTGCTTGGAGCTGGATCCTCAGATCGGCTAACTTCGACATGAATCCCAGCCTCGATCGTTCCGTTATAATCGATCTCTACTGGAGAACTCGCATCTCTATCGGAGAAGCCGGTGAGAACCGTCGGATCGATTGCTGTGAAATATGGATCTGGACAAATAACTGAAACAACGAGTTCAGGATCTTTGACAAATGGTGTACCGGAAATATCCTCGACTATGCCTGTAATATGCACCGGAGGAATATCGTCACTGTAGAAAGCCAGTCGAGTGGGTCGTTTCGGCATGAAATATGAATAGAGAAGCCTGCGAAGCGACTCATATGTCCAATTGTCCCAATTCGGGTTTGGATGCAGAGTCATCAAGATGTTACGGCTCAGAATGTTACTTCCCGTATAAGCCACTCCATCGATGGCTCCGAACGGCGCTGTAGAGACAGCAGCCTTGACTGGATCCAGCCCATCGATGTTTCTGATCTGGATCAAATCCGTTTCCGTCCTGCCCGTATCACTCAAAGGCAACACCGGAGCGGAGGCCCATGAGCTATACGCTTTAACTTCCGTCAGCATTAGACCTCCGTTCCGTTATGTCAGGGCAAGGGCAGTCTTCAATTGTGACAGCTGATTCTTCGTCTGACGATAGATCTCTATCTCAGACAAGGATTCAGGCGAGTAATTGTTCTGTTCGAACTTAACTGTTGTCGTACCTGGAATTGCAGCTTCTTCCGTAGTTTGAGCTGCAGCTTGTTCAGAGGATATAGATGTAGCTTGTCCATAAGAAGCAGCCGCCACAACCGGAGACGATGGAATGATTTGATTCATCTGCTGAGCACCGGCCTGAACCTGTGTCAGATCCAGAACCGGCGTGATGACTGGCTGCACATCAACCAGGCCTTCGACAGCAGCTGGAACTGTGCTCATCGTATCGACCATAGTGTCGACCATGTCTTCAGTAGCGGTAACAACTGAATCTGTGCCAGTTTCCAAACCCCACGTCAAACCATCAGTAATGGCTATACCGACCTCATAGAACTCCAGCGAAGGAGACTTGATATGCAATGCCTTCTTGGCTGCGTTGAGCGCACCTTTGGCAATGCTGACCATTCGTGACACAACCTTACCCGCACCAGCACCAAGACCACTCACCATGCCTTCGATCATGGCGGTAGCAAGATTGGCACCCGCACGTCCCATTTCTGCATCGTTTCGTCTGACTGCATCTGCCACACCATTGATGAAATGAATAACCGCTTTGGCACCTTTGTCAGCCAGATCTCCACCGGCACTGCCAATCTCCGTGACAAATTTACCGATTGCTCTAGTTGCAGAAGCAACGAGATCCGGAAGCTTATCCGCAACACCACTGATGAAGTGAGCAATTGCGCTCACACCGGAACTGACTATTCTTGACGCACCATCGGCAATAGCAGAGACCAGATGACTGACAATACTTGCACCTTGAGATATGATTCGTCCAATATTGTCGGTTATTCCTTGAACAAAGGCCAACACAACAGTACCGGCCATACTGACAACCTTGCCCATGGTATTTGAGATACCTTGCAGCAAGTGGGCCAATGCTGTGACACCAGCTTCGAGAAGTCGTCCAGCTTGACCAGCCAGTGTATTCACTATGGTAATTACGATGGTGACAACCATAGCAATCACTCTGCCAATATTATTATTGATGCCTCGTAGAAGTGCCATCAATAAATCGAAACCAGCATCAATTATCAGTGGAATATTGTCATGAATAACATCCAAAGCCATTTTGATGAGTGCATCAAATGCCTCCCCAAGTTTCGGAGACAATCTGATAACAACATCGATAAGCATGCTGACAATCTTGACCAATGCCTCCACAAATTTCGGCGCGGTGGCAGCAAGCTGATTTACAATAGTCAAAAG